ATGATCTACAACACAGTGACGAATGAGTTATATGATGGAGCAAACGGTATCAATGTAATACCATGCTTTTATAAACTCGAGTACATCGAATGGAAGGATAGAGATAAAGGTGCAGTTGCTCCTGTAAATGTTTATCCTGCTGATTCGGATATCATGTCTAAAACTGTTAGAGACGAAAAAGGCAAAGACAGACTTGATAATGGTAACTACGTTGAAGAGACTGCGTCTCACTATGTAATGGTGGTGGAACCAGATAAGTCTTCAACTGCTCTAATCACAATGAAATCTACTCAAAGAAAAAAATCTAAGAAGTGGAATTCTATGATGATGTCTCTCAGACAAAAGAGAAAAGATGGTAAAGGTTTTTTCAGACCTGCACCATTTACTCAGCAATACAAACTTAAAACTGTTCTTGAAAAGAATAATTTAGGTTCTTGGTATGGTTGGGAGATAGAGCATATCGGACAAGTGGAGAGCGAAGAAACAATCAAAGCAGCTTTTGACTTTTATGAGTCATGCAAAAAAGGTGCTGTGAGAGCTAACCACAAGAACGAAGATCAAGCAGAAAAAACTCCATTCTAACAATGGAGATACTTGACAAAACCCTGGAGGAGTTTGTAGAACTCTTCCAGGGCTCTTCTACATATTTTGGTGCTTCAATACCATTAGGTCAAACACGTGGCCGTGATGGTAAGCAAGAATTCAGACATTGGGTTGAACCTAGACCAATGACCAAGGAAGATTGGTTACAACATTTAAAAGGAGAAAAATACTATGGATCAGTTCCCATTAGAGATGATAATTCATGCTCTTGGGGGGTCATCGATGTTGATCGTTATAATATACAGCATAAGGAAGTTATATCGGTTATACGGAAAAGGAAATACCCATTAATACCATTTAGATCTAAATCTAATGGTATGCATTTAATGTTGTTCATTGATGGTGTTGTTGCAGCATCTGATATGAGAAAAAAATTATTAGAGATCGCATCTGATTTAGGTGTGAATGATACGACCACAGATATTTATCCTGCACAGGATGAAGTAGATTTAACTCCTGAAGATTGGAATCAAAAGAGAAAAGGTAATTTTGTAAACCTGCCTTATCAAAAAGCTAAAATGACTACCAGAGTTGCTATGGACAACGATGGTAATTCAATAAAATTAGAAAATTTATTTAAGTTTGTATCTGAATATAGAATTACTCCTGCGCAATTTAAAAAATTAAAAGTATTTCAAGATGATGAAACAAAAGACTATCCACCGTGTGTAGTTAATTTTATGAAAAACAAAATTCAAAAAGGTGAAGGTCGTAATGATGCAATGTTCAATGTAGCGGTGTTGGCTAAAAAGATTGATCCAGATCCTGTAATGTACCAAGATTGGACTCGTAATATGATGTCTAAAGTATGTACTGAACCTTTGCATCCACAAGAACTTAATAATATTTTTAAAGGTGTTGAGAATAAAGAATATGCTTATAAGTGTAAAACATCTGTTGCAAGAATGCATTGTTCATCAAGCACGTGTTTAAGACGTAAGCATGGTATTGGTAAGAATGAAGCTTTACCTGAAGTAGGTAAACTTACAAAAGTAAATTCATATCCAGAGCCTTATTGGATTTTACCTATTCAAGGTAAATCAATTCGATTATCTACAAAACAATTATATCAACAACAGTTATTGGGCGAAGCTTTATTAAATTACGACATAGTTTGGAGAGCACTCAAACCCACAAAAAGAGATCCAGATCCATACAGAGATTGGTTAGAAGAGTTGATGTCAACTAAACAAGATATGGAAGGCTTTGATGCAATTGAAGAATTAGATGATGTGTTTAATTCTAGAATGGCAAGATTCTTAGAAGATGTTGAGGATACTACAGAGTTTGATCAAATTGATTCTGGTAATATTTGGAAAGATGACAACGAGATGAGATTCAAGTTAGAAACCTTTAAATCATTTATGAAAAAGATGGGTTATAATTGGAACGAAAAAGAATGTACAAAGTTTTTAGAAACAGGTGGTGCGCAGCCTAAGTCTAAGTTTAGAGGTATTCAAACTAGACATTGGGTAGTGGCATTACCAAAACAAAGTGAGCATAAAAATAAAGATGTCAAATACGTTAAAACAAAAGCTGCGTGGGAAGACAATTAAAATTTTTGGACCACCAGGAACTGGTAAAACTGAGAATCTGCTTAAGAGAGTACAGAGGTATCTCAAACAAGGTTACTCCCCCGATGAAATTTGTTACATATCATTTACCAATAAAGCAGTTAATGAATGTGTGGCGAGAGTCCGGAAAAGATTTAAAGAGTATGATGAGGATGACTTTAAATATTTTAGAACACTCCACTCTTTGGCCAGACAACAGTTTGCTGAAATACCCGTACTAGATCCAAAGGCAGATCTTTTGATGTTTCATACTCAGTATGGAACTATTAAAGTGAATTACAAAGAAGGCCACGATGATCAGAAAGTATTTAATAATTGGTCATTACAAGTTTATGATCGAGCAAGGAACATGAAAGTGGATCCTGTGTGGTTATATAAACAGCAGCCAAGAAAAGCGGTGAGGTTGCAGCAATTCAAATCTATTATTGCAGGTTACGAACAATTTAAAACTATGGAACTTGAAGGCGGAGGACGGACACCGGATCGATTAGACTTTACCGACATGGTGCAAAAATTTATTGATGATGGTGTGTCTATACCATTTAAAGTATTGATGGTCGATGAAGCTCAAGATTTAACTCCGTTACAGTGGGACCTAGTGGTGAAGTTAGCAAAAGCAGTAGATCGAGTTTACATTGCAGGTGATGATGATCAAGCAATCTATGAATGGAATGGTGCTGAGGTAGAACTATTTCAAAACTTTCCTGGACGATCTTTGGTATTAAAGAAATCTGTACGATTAAATAAAAACATACATCACTTCTCAAATTGTATTTTAAAATCTATGGGTGACAATCGTGTAGAAAAAGAATTTTATTCTAATGGTAAAGAAGGAGCTGTGTATCGATGGGGTGGACTTAAAAAGGTGCCTTGGGATATGGAAGGTGATTGGATGGTGTTGGCTCGAATAAACGATGTGAAACGAGAGCTGCAGCAGGAAGCAAAAGATCTTGGATTATATTATCAAGATCAAAAAAATAATAAGTCCTTTGATCCAAATCAGTTTCATGCAATAAATTTTTGGGAAACGATATGTAAAGGTGGCAGCATTACTAGAGAAGAAGCTGTAACCATGTATGAATATTTATTAAACATAGATCACGGATACCGGTCATCGGACAGTAAAAAGTGGAGCTTTGCTCACCCTAATCAGGTATTTAATTTTGATGAATTACATCTCAGATGTGGTATGAGAGATGAAAAAGGACCATGGTCAACAGTGTTTAAAAGAAAATTTAAAGATAAAGATAAACAATATTTTCAAAAGCTTATGAAAGCAGGAGTAGATTTAAACTTACCACCAAAAATAATTATAGATACAATACACCAAGTCAAAGGTGGTGAAGCAGATAATGTTGTCCTGGCGAGCAAATGCAATTTTCCATCGCATTATGACAAAAAGAATTTAGCAGATAAGGTAAAAGAACTTAGAGTTTGGTATACAGGTGTTACTAGATCTAAGAGCACGCTGCATCTGTTAGGTACCTATCATCAATACAACTTTCCACTTGGAAAGTATTTTAAACAATATGAGGCTAGTTATGACAAATAAAGATATGTTCGATGAAGCATTTCCACAAGATAAACAAATAGGCGGGAGTCATTATAAATTTTTACGTATACAACCGTATGAATTTATCTCTAAAAATGATCTATCGTTCTTTCAAGGCAATGTTATTAAATACGTTGTGAGATATCCGTACAAAAATGGAATTCAAGATTTAGAAAAAATAATTCATTACTGTCAATTAGAGATATTAAAACTAAGAGACGAGCCTAAACATGCCAAGAAAGAAAAATAATAAAATAATTTGTGAGACCTGTGATACAGCGATTGCAGTTATAATTGATAAAAAACTTTACTATTGTCCTGAATGTTATATGTTCGAAAACAACATACCATTTGATGCAGCAATTTATAATTTAAGAACAGAAGGACTATTTTCTAAAAAGAAAAACTAATGACTCACCAACTAAACTTTATCTACAATGATAGTGATTGGATAGCTCCTGCAGAGTATCCTGATTTATCTAAAGCACCAGAGATTGCAATTGACTTAGAAACTAAGGATCCAAACCTTAAAACAAAAGGTTCGGGTTGGGCTACCTTTGATGGTCATATTGTAG